CGGGAACTTTTGCCCGGTTTGAAGTCGGCCAGTATGAGCGTGAGCGGCCTTTTTGCAGAGGATGCGACCAACGGATACAACCAACTTATCGACCACCAATTGGCAGGCGATAAGCTTTTTGTAATCTTTACGAATACCGGAGGCGGAGCAACTGCAAACGCAGGCGACGAGCAATTTGATATTGAAGGTTATATCTCAAGTCTTGAGCAAACCGCAGGCGTAGAAGACAACGTTGGCTTTTCTATGACTATCGAAGTAACGGGCACAGTTGTACGTGATGTAATTACGTAATATCTTTGCCACATGGTAGAGATAAAACTAGACGGTAAAACATTCCCAATCCGTGCAACGATGCGCGCTTGGCGAAAGTTTGAAGATGCAACAGGTAAAAAGGTGGCGGACGTTGACAGCAACGACGTTACTTTAATTCCTGAGCTGGTTTATTATTTTGTGCAGGAGGGTTGCAAAAGCCAAGGCATGGCGTTCGAAATGGACGTTGATGATTTCTTTGGTATGATAGAAATATCAGATTTGCAAAAACTCAGCGAAGCCGTGGCGAAAGTCATGGGCGGCACACAAAAAAAAACAAAGGCCAAGGCAAGCCGTTGACATGGGATGAAATTGAAGAAATGGGGTTAGGCCAATTGCGTCTAGCCCCTTTTTTGCTTTATGGTTTGACGTTCGCAGAGTTTGGCAACGCAATGGCGGGGCACTACAAAGAAATCGAAGAACGGGAAAAAGCGGAATGGGAGCGCACGCGGTGGCTGGCAGCAATTACAATTAACCCACACGTAAAAAAAAGGATAACGCCGAAAGACTTGGCAACCTTCCCCTGGGAGAAGAAAGAAAAGGCTGCCGATGGAATTGGTATCTTGCGACAGTTAGCAAAGTAAAGCAATGGCAAAATTAGGCGATTTAATTGTAAGGGTTGGTGCGGATACCACGCCGCTAAATACTGCACTGGGCAACGTTACGAAAACGATGCGCCGCGAAACGGGCAACATCCAAAAGCTTGGCCGTAATATGAGCATGGCGATAACTGCGCCACTGGTTGCCATTGGTGCAACATCGTTCAAAGTTGCTGCCGATTTTGAACAATCAATGGCGAAGGTGAAGGCCGTTTCAGGTGCGACAGGTGACGAATTTAAAAGCCTTCAGGATAACGCCAAAGAGTTAGGACGTAGCACACGATTCACGGCTTCAGAAGTTAGCGCGTTACAGCTAGAATACGCAAAGTTGGGTTTTTCTGCTAACGAAATTACAGAGGTAACAGAAGCAACTTTAAACCTTGCACAGGCGACCGGGTCAGACTTAGCGCAAAGTGCCGAGGTTGCAGGTGCAACACTTCGCGCGTTTGGTTTGGACGCATCAGAAACAGGCCGCGTAACTGACGTAATGGCGGCAAGCTTTAGCACGTCGGCCCTTGACTTGGATAGCTTCCAAGACTCCATGAAATTTGTTGCCCCGGTTGCAAAGGCGGCAGGCGTTTCATTGGAGGAAGCCACGGCGATGCTTGGACAGCTTGCCAATAACGGTATCAAAGGCAGCACGGCAGGCACGTCATTGCGTAGGATATTGCAAGAGATTGCAGGCACAGGCCAACCGTTTGCCGAGGCCATGAAAAAGAGCGCCGACGAAGTTATAAACTTGGCCGATGCAAAGGATGAGGTAGGCCGAACGGCTTCAAGTGCGTTCCTTGTTTTAAAGGAAGGCATGGGCGACGTGGCAGGACTTACCACCGAGCTGCAAGGCGCAACGGGTGCAGCGTCTGAAATGGCCGCAATCATGGACGACACTGCCGAGGGCGCGATGAAGCGTATGCAGTCGGCAATTGAGGGCGCACAAATTGAGATAGGCACGGCGCTTGCTCCTATCATGATTAAGCTTGCTGAAATTGTTGCAAACTTAGCGCAGAAGTTTAGCGAAATGAGCGACGGCGGGCAGGCTATGGTATTTGCTTTGTCTGCCGTGTTTGGTGCAATTGGCCCGGTGCTTGCATTGCTGCCAAGCTTTACCGCAGGATTGAAAGCCGCTAAACTTGCTTTTGCATCGTTAAATATGACAATGCGCGCCAATCCTTTCGGCGTGGTTGCAACGGCCATCGGTTTGGTTGTTGGTGCTATTATCATGCTAAACAATGCAAGCAGCGAAGGCAGCAGCAAGGTGGACGACCTCAAGAAAAGCCTTGGCGGGTTGGATTTGAAGCAGCAAAAGGCAGCGATTGAAGGCGCGGCAACATCTCAGAAAGCATACGTTGAACAACTCAAAGAGGAGCGCGATACCATTCTAAAACTTGCACCGTATAAAAGAACTGCCAACAGTCAAGCGGGCCGAGACTTAAAGAGGCTTGAAGCAGCGTTAGAAACTGCAAACGCCGATTTAACGGCAATGCTAGGCCTTGAGGAAGGTGTAGCAATAAAGTTGAAAGCAACGGCAGACGAAGCCAGCGACGCAGGTGAAAATATTGAAACGCTTGGAACAAACACCAAGACAACAACAGACGAAACGCGCGAGCTAAACCAAACTTTGGGATTTCTTTTCAATACGTTAGAAGAAACACCAAACGAAAACATTTGGAAACCAACAGAGGACGGCGCAAAAGACTTAACGCAGACGCTTGGCCACTTGTTTAACAAGCTGGAACAAATGCCGAGCCTGAATGAACCGCTTACACAGGCAGAACAAGACTTTAATAATTTTGCTGAATCAGTAAGAATAGCAATTGAAGGCGCAGCAGAAAGCGCAGCAATTGGGTTTGGCATGATGTTGGGCGAAGGCATTGCAACGGGCCAAGGAATGAAGGGCGTGGGAGCAATGTTGTTAGGCGTGTTTGCAGATTTGGCTATTCAATTGGGAACGCTTGCCATAGGTTACGGTATTGCAATAGACAGCATCAAAGCAGCTTTAGCAAGTATCAACGGAGTTCTTGCCGTGGCTGCTGGTGTGGCGCTTGTTGCTTTAGGTGCAGGAATAAAGGGAGCGATAACAAAACGCGCAGAAGGTGTAGGAATTCCCGCTTTTGCCGACGGCGGTATAGTTTCAGGCCCTACGCTTGGCCTTGTGGGTGAGTATCCCGGCGCGAAAACTAACCCTGAGGTGATTGCACCACTTGACAAATTGCGGGGGATGTTAGGCGGGCAAAGCGTGCAAGTTACCGGCAAGATTTCAGGCCGCGATATATTGTTAACGAGTGAAATGAGCAGTATAGACCGTAACCGAGTAAGAGGGTACTAATGTCAGATATTAGATTTTTTGGAGAGTTTCGCGATGAACTGGGCACAGATTGGCGTATCAACCTACGCGATACTGCTTACAGCGGCACAACTTACGAGGTAACCCTAGGCGCTGAAGGCTTCCAATTGCGTTACACAGGCGACAGCGAAAACCGATTTCAACCTGTTATTGGTTCATCAGTCACATTCACCGTTCTTAATGATGGAGGGCAATTTGAAACTTTTTTAAATACCGTTCTCCCTGCTGCCGAGGAAGGGCGGATGCAAGTGGAAATCCGCAAAGACCCGGACGGATTGAATACGCTTTATTGGGCGGGTATCATTGCAGCCGAACAAATCGAGCAGGAAGATGCACCAGCGCCAAACCTTGTAAATATCAGAGCGAGTGACGACTTAGCCAATTTGAAAGAAACTAAATTTATACAAAGTTCGGGCGGCTTTAGTATAGTACAGCCAGCACGCGCGGCCATTATGAGCATTTTTAATCAAATGCGAACGACCAACCTTTGGGCAAGCGGCGCGGCGTTCTTTCGATACGTCAACGACGTAGAAATGGAGGACTACACCGGCACGGATTGGCTAAAAGATGTTACTTTATATAACCCACTTGTAACAGACAGTAACGAAATATACGACGGGGCGCGAGGTTATAACAGCTTCGAGATATTAGAAAGCATTGCATTAAGTTTGAACGCGCGAGTGTTTCAGGCGAACGGATATTGGTGGTTTTTGCCTGTAAATTGTCACGTGCGAGCAAGTCAAGGCGACAACTGGACGAGCGATTTAATTCAAGTCAATTTATCAAATGCGAACGTCACACTAACCACGGGCGAAGTTGCTGAATTATCGGCGGGCTACATTACAGAAATTGACGCGGATTTTACCAAGATGGCCGGCGGTACATTGAGCAACTTGCCACCACTGAAAAGCATTCGACGCACACGGCAGCACGATGGCAATGAATACCTTTTTAGCGACTACACAGCGGCAGGAATTACGACCGGCGACAACGTGACATATGCAGACACAGACCGCACTTATATAACCGGTTTACAGTTTAACGTTTCAGGAAGTGCGCAAATATTATTGCCTGCGCAAAGCTTTGAAAATAACCCGTTCAACGCGGCAACGGTGCAGATGCAAATGACAATTAAATGCGGCAACCAGTATTATACGAATGCAGGTTGGGGCACTACGGCGGGAGAATACGCGCAAGGCTTTGCACAATTCCAAAGGGGCGACGGTTTAGATGGGGCGTTTACGTGGGGCATTACTACGGACGCGCTACCAAGCCAACAGGTGGGACTGGATATTATTTTACAAGTGCGCATTATACAAGTTGGAATAGACGTCACAGCTGATTACACTAGCACCGGGCAAATGATTTTAATAAGTCATGCGCTTCTAACTGATGACGAAGGACTTTTGGGTGATGGTATTTTGTATGAAGCAGAAACTAGCTTAAACAATAAATTGACGAGCGACCAAGGCGAGGCATTACACGGCGACCCGCAAACAAATTTACTCGGCAATACATACCTTACGAATTGGGGTAATTTTTCAATTGCAGGCGTGGACAATGAATATATAAGCAGCCAAACAAGTGTTGCCGTGCCACTGCATCGGCTTGGCGTGCAGGAAGCACTTGCAGGCGCTCAATTCCCTGTACCAATTAAACGAGGCCAAATTTTTGGGCGCTTGTTTGAGATGTGGCAAACGGTGAAGGAAGGCACAGAATACTTTGCACCGTTTTGCTTTGATGTTGTAATGAACAGCAGACAAAGCAACTTGCAGCGCTGGCAATTGGATTTTGAAACTACCAACATAACGGCGGGAGAATTGGCAATAGAAAACGATAACGAAACGTTACAGATTTCTATGTTGTCAAACAACGTTTTAAATTCTACCTCGGAAATATTTGAACAGGTGCGGCAGCTTCGAGCCGGTGAGGTAAGCAATTACAACACGTTGCGCAGCGTATCTAGTAGGAATGGATTAAGCAGCTACGTAGAACAAGACGACACTCATATTTTTAACAGTTGGATTGGGCCGAATGGTTCGTCGAATTTTTATTTACCGCTTGTTGCTAATAGCGAAGGCCGCACAATTCAATTTCACAGCGACGACACAATAGCGGCAAATAAATTTATAAAGCTGCTGCCAAACGTAACAGATACCAGCGCAACAATTGACGGAGCAACTGAATACCAATTCAACCGCGCTTATGATGGCATCACTATCTTGTGCCACAATTCGAATTGGTATATCATACAGAAAAAAGAAAAGTGATGGAATGGGAATTTGTGGCAATGGTTGCGCCAGTCGTGGCGGGTTTGGTTGGTGTATGGGTGAATCTCAACAGCACGGTGGCGAGGCTTAAAAGCCGGGTGATACAGCTTGAAATTGACAGCAACGAGATAAAGAGCGACATGAAGGAACTATTGGCATCCGTCCACAAAATTGAGTTGATGCTTGCAAAACTCCAAAAATGATTTGGATTATATTAGCGACGGTATTGGTAAACGCAACGTATAAGGCGCGCGAGTATGGCCGTGCGGACGTTGCTGATATTATAATCTTTGTCGCAGCCTGTTCGATAATATGGAACTGAGATATTTCAGACACGAAGAATTTGATTGCAAGTGCAAGAAATGCCGCACCAATTCGGAGGGCCTCGGTATCGACGTAATGGACGAAGATTTTTTGAGAATGCTAGACGATGCCCGCCACAAAGCGGGCGTTGCTTTTCATATTAGCAGCGGCGTGCGATGCACGGCACACAACCGGGCAAGCGGAGGAAAAAAGGACAGCGC